CATCTTGCCTTTGGAGATCGGTGTGGCATCGGGCAAGAGAGGTTCGATATCTGCTAGCGGATTGGCGTTCTTGATCCAGACAATACGGCCTTTCGCATCAACAACCATGTTAGCAGGACCATACGTACCAGGAACGACACCAGTAACACGCAGCTCAGGTGCATTGGCAACGCCAGTCAGGTCTCCACCAAGAACTACACTACCAGGAGTTGTATTTGTTGCAAGTGCCATTAGATCCCACCTTCCTTAATAACTTCAAAACTGAACATTGGTATTCTTCCCGTCTGACCTAAATCGAAATCTGTCAAAACAATATATGCTAAACCACGGTATGCCGGCACATTACCAGCCCCAAGGTGACTTTCCATCGTTGAATCTGGCAATTGAGCATTTCCACCAAGATAAAGATTACCAATCAACGGGTTTGCCGCATCACTTGCATCAACAATCAACTTGCCATCTGCCCATATACGACGAACACCTAAAATTGGACCTTTACATATGCCGATGGCCAAATTGGTAGAATATGTCGTGGTAATTGTAGTTACCGCTCCACCGCCGCCTCCTTTACCACCACCGGTCTTCGTCTCATGCTGGTGTGGTGTCTTGTCAGTTGCCCAAAAGATATTACCGCTAACCCGCTGGATACCTACACAGACGGGAATGGCAACACCATATTGGCTTGTCTGAACCTTCAAGTCACCGATGGATGGAGAAGCCATTGATTGAGACGGGCTCTTCGCTGATAGAGCAGAACCTAACGTCCAACCAATCGAAGCACCTGTTGGTCCTCCAATGAAATAACCTACCGCCGCACCAGCCGCTGAAATTACAAGATTAGCCATTTATAATCCCCGGAAATGCGTACGACTTCGTCCACTTCTCAATCCATTCGTGTTGCATTGTATTTATAACAACCTTCCCAGTGTCATAACGCGCATGGATGAATTCGGTTTCTGATATCTTGATGCCCAGATGGCTGGTTGTTCGGCCGAATTTGAAACAAAGAATATCACCTGGTTGGGTCTCTTCTTTTGGTATCTCAAAACAATCAAACAAATCAAGCATATCCAACAGCTTCTCTTCGCGATTGTGTAGATGCCACTGAACTGGATAATTTGGGACTTGACCTGCCATATCCTCACCAATCAAGCCCGTTTCCAACGCAACAGCCACCAGGAACTGGGCACAATCAACACCAACACCCTTTACACGACCATGGTGGTGATATGGTGTATTCAGCCATGATGTTGCAGCCATGACAATATCTCTCTGCTTGTGAAATGCACGGTTCATCGTGATGTTATCTCCACCTGGATATGCGGGAAGCCGCCGAAGTTGATTACGTTATTGAATTTAGCCTTGCATGTAGCCAGTGTCTTGTCGCAACCAGCAGTGATGTCGAAGTTGTCACCAGCGATGATGTCGTGTGGAGTAGGCAATAGTAATTCAATACTTACCGTTCCACCAGCGACGTGCTTTTTGACTGGGCTTGTAACGCCTGCATTCAAGCCGGTACTCCAAGTTAGTGTTCCGCTTGAACAGAACCCATCTGCTTGTGATAGACCAGAAACAACAAAGATTAACCTATCTGTCGTAACCGATGTAACGGCACCTGGGAATGTATAACTGGATGAATTGAGTGTGCAAGCACCAATCGTCTTGGTATCAAACTGACCAAACAACCGATGACGGCAATTGGCTGTATATGAAAATAGAATATTTCTTGTAAGTTGGCGCATGTGAGACTGCACATCACCACGGAATCCATCGGCCGTCCATTGGATTACACCCAGATTTCCCTTATCCATCGTATAAGTGCCTAAATCAGGACGATTCCAGGAACAGATCATTGTTTCTACGGTGGCATTGTCAAACAATCCAGCCAACAAATCTTCTTCTGGCGCATCAACCCACGCACTGCCGAATTCTTGATTAGAAACACGATCATCAGTTGTTGATGTCAGCGAAACCCGCTTGATACCAGGGCTTGGCACATATGTCGTCCCCGATACCGTCAGTGGTAGATCATGGTCTGTGTATGCGTATACCGTATCATCTGAACGGGTGATCTTCACCAATACAGCACGTTTACCATCTATAATTTCTTGTTTAAGTTCAGGCGAAATATTACGCACGTTCGAATACCTCAATGATTTCGATGTCAGCCATATCAACAATTGTCGGTGTTGGCGTGCAAGTAGCACCCGATGGTGACTTATCCATTGCAGAAATACTCCAGCCTAAAGCGCTATTCAGTCGAACCGTCAGGTGAACTGGCCCGTTGACGTGAACATTATCAACACCGGATGTGCCTGTAATAGTAACTGTTGGGCGGCCATCAGCATCAACCGCAAAGGTGGCTGCTGCAAGAACACCATTCTTATAGAACGACAATCCACCCATTACTGGGTTGAATACAGGGTGGCCACCAGGCAGCTCCAGATACCAAACTGAACCAGTCTTGTGAACCAATGGCGTTTCGTAGAATTCAGGAAAGTCTGGATCAGTCATCAGGAATGAGTCCAATGAGCTGTTTGTTGACTTGAAGAATTCGTACAACTCAACCTTGCTCTCTTTTAGAATTGAACGCGATGGGAACTTCCAGACGAAACGTTCGTATCTGCTTTGTTTGCGACGCGTCTCACGGTTGCCATTTCCGATGACCGTGACTGGATCGATGATTTGTTTTGTGACGCCGTGAACCAGCTTTATCTTCGGCATAACAACATTCTGAAAAGCCATTATCTTGCTCCTAAATTATATGAACGGTTGGTGCCGTTAAGCATCTCAGCCAATGGGCGTTTGATTGAGTCCATTGCACGAAGAACGTCTTGGCTATCCATCGCTTGGATGTGAACGGTTAGGTTGTTGGATCCACCTGACATGCCCTTTGCGGCGTCAAGAGAAGGGAGAATGGTGCCGTTTGTTTGTGGAATAAACAACTCCGCGCGCTTTTCACCGACGATATACGGCTTACCAGCCTGAACATCACCGCCAGTTTCACGGAAACCAAACATCTTGATGAAGCCTGCCAGTAATCCTGCACCTGCCGATCCGGAATCAACCTGTCCAGTCTTGGTGATGTCCCCGAACAAAGCAGTTGCAAGTTTGCGGGCCAGTGCCTCAGCAACCATCTTGTCAATCAGCTTCTTGAATCCAGCGAATGTCCAGTCGAACTGGCCCTGCATTGCATCGTAGAATGAGTTACCGATATAATCTTGGAATGACTTGGCTACATCAACCATCTTCTTGTCGAAGTCGGTCATGCCTTTCTTGGCGTTCTCAATCTTGGAGACGTCGATCTTCTGCATTATAGCTTCGAATTCTTTTGCAGAGATAACGCCTTCGCTCAACCACTTGAACGCGTTTTCCTCAGCAAGGGCAAGTTTTTCGGTTTGGTCACGTGCACCGCCGATATATTCACGCCACTGCTCAGTCTCTATATTCAGGCTGCGTTGTTGTTCGACACTATTCACAAGCGCTTGGTGATAGTTACCAGACACCGCAGCCATGCCATCAATCACTTCTTTTTGTGTTTCATAAGCGACGATCTGCTGTTGGAGAGCAACTAGCTGTTTCTCCATAGCCTTGCGTTGTGCGTCTGACAACTCAATATCACCATTCAGTGCGGTGGCATACGACTCAGCAAATTTGCGGGCATAATTCAATCCGCGATCGACCTTGGCGCTCATGCCCATTATGGCTGAATCACTGTTAACAGCCGCGATCGCTTCGGCGGCACCTTCCCCAGCCTTCTTAAGTGCGTTCAAGGATATAACAGCTGTGAAGTTCTTGTCGGACAGCCCATCGATAGTGGAAAATGCGCCGATAACGTCACTCATTGCTGCCCCATACCCACTGGACATACTGTCAATGACCTTTTTCAGCTCCTTGGTAGCATCGATTTCAGCTGCAATCAACAGCAGTCTAGATTGTTGTTGCTGTGTGAACTTGCTGTATGAACCTTCACGGATTTGACGTTCGATCTCCTGAACCTTGGTCAGGTTCTCTAGACCTGCCTTTTCCTTCAGTAGACCTTCAACAATCTTATCGAATTGCCTATTCAGCTTTGCGGTTTCATCGGTCTGCTTCTTGCGATAATCAATGTCACGCTTCTTCGCTTCACCGTTATCATCGGTAGCCTTCTTTTCGTTTTTAGATGCTATAGCAGCATCATCGATAGATTTCTTGAACTTCTCATTCGCAATGGATGCTTTGTCAGTATCCTCTTTCCACGACTTGAGTATATCGGTAGCACCGCCGAAGTCACCATTTGCTACTGACATTGCGGCAGCTGCCAAAGCACCAATACCCTTACCGATGGCTACAATGGCGCCTACGACTGTGCTAGCAGTCTTGACGACTTCACGGAAGATAATACCAACACCCTCTGTGAATAGGGCGAAGTCACCACCATTCTTGCGGGCTTCAACGAATGAAGTCGCCAATTGGTTGAGAGTTGGCAGGATTTCTTTTGCAATTTGCAGCCCTAGACCACCGGCGGCAACACCCATTCGGGTTAGGCTGTCGTTGAACTCTTCGGCTGATTTGGTTGTTTCCTTGTCGTAAATGACGCCAAGCTTTTCTGCCTCTGCCCGCATTTCAGCCAGGCCTTCTGCACCACTATTCAACAGCGGAATCAGCTCAGCACCGGCCTTACCGAATATCTGCATTGCGATGGCCGTCTTGGACACGCCATCGGGTGCTTCCTTGAATCGGGTGGCAATCTCAGCGAAGACGGCATCAGCCGTCTTCATCTTGCCTTCGGTATCAGTAACCTTGATGCCCAATGCTTTGAACGCATTGGCCATCTCACTGTTTGGATCAAGCGCATCCGTCATTGCAACGGACAGCTTCTTCATACCACCAACTAGACCCTCAAACGAAACATCCGCAAGTTTGGCAGCATAAGATAGGGCAGAAAGGCTTTCAACGGAAATGCCTATCTTTTGAGCGGCCTTGCCAATCTCATCTGCCGCATCAATAGCGGATTTCACCAGCAGTGTGAAACCGCCGACAGCCGCTAATGATGCCAGCTTGCCTTTGATGTCGTCAAGTCCTTTTGAGAACTTCTTTAGTTCGGCCGATCCTTTATCGACGACCTCCAGCAGAATCGATATTTTGTTTGTTTCACTCATTATGTGTCTCTCTTAATTTCGTCGATTATGCGTGAATAATCGTCTGTATTGGCGTGTTGCGCTACGCGAAAACTGCTCATACTATTTAGCCGTTCTATTGCTTTCCAGCGGTTGATCGACTCCACGTATGCTTGCAACTGGGCAATCGTCATATTCTCAATATCGCTTAACACAAAACCAGATGAGACTAGCAGAGTTACTGTGTCTGCCCACCCGTTAGCTTTTCGATCCTGTTGTTTAGGCCCGGTAGGACCTTCCGGACGAAAAAATCAGCGTTCACCTCAAGGATGGAGATGAACAGGTTAATACCTTCTTCCATATCAAGGTCTTCCACCCATGAACGGGGCTGCTTCGACCCAATGATCATTAGGTCAACGACATTATCACCTGCTTCGGACATTACCTTACTGATGGCCTCAAATTGAGTAGTCCCAGATGAAAGCGCTGTGAATAGTGTGCCAAGGATTGGATCAGCAGCTTTGAATACCTTTGATAGATCACCGAAGCGGAATGGTTTGATCGTCAGTGTTTCACCGTTAATTGTTACTTCTTTACCGGTTGGGAATAGTGTTTCAAGTGTAATATCGGTCATATAATATAGCTCCAGGTTAGTATAACATGTATATTTATACAAAAAGAAAGGAGGCCGAAGCCTCCTGTTCTTGTTCTTATCGAAAGGTTATCTTACGATGCTTTCTTGATGGTGACATACTGGCTTTCACCGGCGCCGGCGGACGGATCAGCCAACAGTGAACCTTCCATTGTGAATGTAGCTGGTGCTTCGCTAATTAGCGATAGGGCGCCGGCCAGGTTCAATGAAACGCGGTGGATATCCACGATAACAGCCTTACCGGTATTCAAGTTAATACCTTCGAAACGGAAAGCGTATTCACCTGCGGTGGTTGTGTTGGTCTCAACCTTGTCGTAACCAGCGTATGTGTAATCAACAGTCAGAGCAGCTGGCAGAGTACCTGCATTAGCAGCGGAGATCAGCGTGATAGTGCCATTTGCGGCATCAACAGTGTAATCAACACCAACTGTCAGAGTCGTAACACCCTTCGACACAACAACAGACGAAACGCCTGGGCTACGAAGAGGAATGATCTGATTCAGTGCATAAGCTGTAACTGCTTCGTCGGTAACAGAAGCACCCACAACAGCAGAAGCGGTACCGTAGAAAGCACGGGCTAGGTTTTCCTTGCTGAACGACATTGCATCGACAGCGAACGTCCATTCCGATTGCGTCACGTAGTGAGCGATACGGTCACGATTGCCAGAGCAAGACTCATACACGTCCTGATATGTCTGACTTGTTGAGATTTCCAGACGGTCTGAGTTGCCCAGAGCAGTCCAGCCACCAGAGATTGCACCACCCTTTGTACGTGGAGCGATGTATACTTGACCGTTGCCGGCGAAAACTTCAGTATTGCAGGTTGCCATAATTATTCATCCTTTTGCGAATTGATTAGAAATTGTAGTTCAGAAGTATTTATACTTATAATATGGTGACGATGGAATATCTTTGGTCGAATACAGCCCGATTACCTGTAAGCTCATCCAAAGTCTGTCCTTCGTACTTCCACCGCATCGTACCAACCGGACCTTGTTGACCATTTAGCTGCTTTGCGATTTCGTGTAATAGCGGGTATTGGTTATCGATCATATCTTTTTCGTTTGTGTATTGAACGAAGACTTTGACGATAAACTGGGCGGTAACCATCTCACCGCATTGGCCTTGACTTGTCTGGTTGTTCGTTTGATCACCAACATAAACTGCCCATGCGGCAGGCAATTGAACCTTCTCAAGGAATGGGTCGATACTGGTGGCACCAACAGCCAGACCAACACGAATAGGTGAAATACCAAGTTTACCTGACGGTAACGCCTTGATTTTGTTGAGTAAATCGGTGCCTAGTTCGCTAATCATTTGAATGCCTCAGTTAGTCTTGCTACTATATTATTTATTCGACTGCCCCACCCGATAAATGGTCGGGCTTGCATCTTTGGTGTTCCAAATTGGAGGAACTTGGCATACGGTGCATTGGTGAAGACATGCAGAACGCCTTTATCCACTTTATATGCTATTGAGGTAAGAAGTGCACCGGTGCGATATAGTAGTCCCTTCCCAACGTTGCCTTCACGTTGTCGTTGTCGAAGTGTAGCCATACTCCAAGGTGCCCAAGCTCTGCCGTCAGGACCGGTCTTACTGGAACGAATTCGGTCTTGAGTTATCTTAACTTCTTCCTTACCAATATCCTCTAGCACTTTACCACGTGCGGCTTCTAACTGCTTCCGTTTCTTTTCGATAACAGATGAAAGATTAGCCGCATTGATCGTGGCTTTAACCTGCACTTGGGAATCCTCTTTCGGCAACGGTAATCTTCACACCGGCCCCAACTGAGCTGTAATCGTAAGATGTGATATCGCCCTTGAATCCGTTGTTATCAGACATTGTCTCACCCAACACCATTGCTTGTTTAGGCATCGTTGTAATCACTGTCATAGTGCGGAACGGGATCTTGCTCTCTCCGCCGCCCGGTAGATTACCAGCGATTGTGCCGGTGCCATACGTCAAGAAGCAAGGCAGTGACTTGGCGAATGTTGTTCCTGCTGAAGGTGCGAAACCAGTGCCAGAATCGGAATATGCGACAGTATCGATGAAAACACGATCATTTACTTCAATTGCATAAACTGGCTGGTGGTCTTGCTTCTGAAATACGAAGAATGTACGACCTGCTTCTTCGGAATAAAGATAGTCACCAAGCTGGAGTTCCGCACTCTCACTGTAAAGAGTCCAGAGTGGAACTTCCCATTTAATGCTAGATGAATAATTGTCGTTAAGCGTTACAGACGCTTTTACATGCTTGATAAGGTTGCGATCGCTGATGACGTCCACATTGCTATCAAGAGGACGATAGAGCCCGTAACTGTAACCAATAGCATTTCCAACTTTTTTGTGGGCATTATTGATCTTCTTTTGAATTGACGCTGCTGACATTTGGGCTTCCTTTACTCTTTAGATACATATTTAGTGTTCGATTACCCAACAGCAGACCGCCAAATACCAGATATAATTCAGTTGATGCAGTGCTATCCCACACCTGATGCGCAAAGGCGATAATCAGTATCAGATATCCCAAATTCGCCCAGAATTTCGTGTTAGACCAGCTTTTA